ATCAACGTAGGTTCCTTTTTGAGGAACGTTGAGCTGCTCAGTAAAGATAGCCTCGTGGTTCGTTATGGGTACGTGATGCATGAAACTCATGCTATACGGACCTGGGTAACGAAGCAACCTATGATCGACAAAAACGGTCGAAACATAGGGCACCCTGCCGCGTTCTCGAACATTATGTCCAAGAATCGTGAAAGGGCCACGCCATATGGGTTTGGTCGCACTTCTTCGGAGTTTACTCCGCAGCAGTGGGCCATCCTGGGAGCTCTTGGAATGACTAAGAGCACCCGATCGTTGAAGAACGACCTAGGAATCTAGGTACGCTTCGACGTTGGATGTACCAAATGGTGCATCCCAACAACAAGTCAGGAGTACGCCATGTTTGCCGACCCTCAGTCAGTTACGATCAACGGCAGCGCGACATCCCTACCTAGGACCGGAAACGGTCCTAGTTCGGCTGGCTACCAGTCAGTCGATGGGCTTGTTCGCGAATTTGTCTCTCACCAGGATGGTAAGAGGTATCGCCGATTGGACAAGCTGTCCCAAGACAAGATCTCTGCCGATGCGTTGGTTCCAAGCCAGAATTCGCGGTCTTCGATGAGCGTCCAGCTCGTCATCGACCATCCGAAGAATGGCTTTACCAACGCAGAGGTTAAGTATCTGGTCGACGCGCTGCTTGCGCAGCTGTCGGCCTCGTCTGGGGCGCTCATCACCAAAGTTATTGGTGGTGAGAGCTGACTTCAAGGGCTACGGCATAGACAGGATCTCTCGAGAGAGAGTTTGGTACCCTGCCTACCGTCCGGAGCATGGCTTGGATCACCTAGTCCCGTTAATGAGGCGGAACAGATGATGAAAAGCCAATTGGAACTCCTGCAGATGGTCCTCGAAGATTTCGGGGACCGATGCAGCATTAGCACCACTCGCGATTATGAAACCGTCGCGAGACGGTTGGACGACGAAGGGTTCTCGTTTCTTACGATAACCCTGCCTGCCTTTGGAAAAGACTTTGAAAAGAGTCTCGACTGCGGGCAGATCAACCCTGGTAGGGCCTTCACTGGATGGAAATTCAGTGGTGGTCCTAGAGGTTACCTCCCAAGATTTCTAGGGGGCTTCCTCGGTCTCGTCTTCAACCCAAGTACGGGTCGTCTTCTTGATGTGTCTGAAAAGCAGATCATGGCGATTCAGGCTATACGGCAGATTACTTTGCTGTATGGCAAGATTAACCATCCGTGCACGGAAACCCGTGTACGTGCTGCAATTCGTAAATACATCAAGTGTGAAGAGGATGCGATCCGAAATGATATCGAGCTACAAGTCAATCCACACGTTGTGGATAGCTTCGCTCGTATTGGCCGTTTACTGTGGGCTGGGCTTCTCAGCAGTATCGATAATTCGATATACGCTGAAGGAGTCCTCCCAAAGCACGGTCCCGGCGCCACAGCAGATCTGCTTCGCGGAAACGCGAAGTTTAACCAATCTGAGTGGCCAGCCAGGATGGAGGGAATTCCAGGGCTTTCGCACTGGGAGAACCTCATATCCAGCGAGTCATTTCTTGACCGACTCGAGGCTGTTCGCATCCTTGAACCCGGAGCGGAACGACCCGTAAAGGTTGTTCTTGTTCCTAAAACGATGAAAACGCCACGGATTATCGCCGAAGAACCCTCTGCAATGCAGTATATGCAGCAGGGGGTCCTAGAGCTGATAGCCCAAGAAGTAGCTGCAGATAACAATGCAGCTAACTTCGTGAAGTCCGACGAA